ATAGCAGCAAAAGACATGGACATAGGGAAAAGGCAGGATCCAACCGGGCTGAACATGTCCCGCATGCTCTCTGACCACCATTGCACTTACATCAGAGATCATGATAAGTTGGATGGCGTAGTCATTAAGTCGCCGCGAGTCGCCGACGGGTTGATGGGCGTATTGTCAGAATATGGAAACCCGGAAGGAATACATGTATTGCTGCTACGCATGAATAATGGATCGAAGATAAGGAATATATACACCATACACCCAAAAGACTCCAAGTCAAAGAATAGAGAAATCCCGCAAATGACATCGCACATGCGAGTGGCACAATTCGTATCTGAGTCTTTACTCAGCGTTTACACCGATGCAGAAGAAATAGACAACATGCAGAATCCAAATAAATATTCTGACTTCGTTAATAACTTTTCTGATATAATGAGCAAGGGAGGTTTGTCTAGATCCGAAGACAAGTCTTTCTTTTGTGGGCACATGCATCCAGAAGGCATAAGTTTAGGAGTCCATGCTTTGGCAAAGTGCGCAGAGTCACCTTCGTTATACACCAGCAGTTCGATACTCAGATGTGACACCTCGAGGTATACGGTGTTGCCAAACGGAGCCGACATTTCGGTCATAAATGGTATAAACGACAGGATTAGAGTTGTAATTCCCAGCGGCAAGAAGCTAGTTGAATCCATAGCTGTAAAGAATTATCTACATTTCATGCAGGGAGTGAGAGCGATGGGTGGTGCCGTGATTAATACAGTGTTCTCTAGTGCAATGGACAAAATACAGAAATTAAGATGCCTCGACATTGAGGCCACCGCTGTAGCCACAACTTCAGATGATTCTGCTAGAGCAGTACTATGCAAACGCAACAGCACATTTGACCCATCAGACGTACATTCAGATTATATTAATCTGCCAATTGGTTTAGTAAAACACGTAATGATGAAGGATTCTGACGATAAACCGATTCTGTCACCGAAATTGGCTGAATTCAACAACGTTGCTACAACACCCCGAGGTATGGTCACGCAGACGTTTGTACACGGGCATCTAGCTATCCAGCCGCTAAACGGTGACACCATATTCGCTGATATGTTAGCCTGCATAGGGAATGCAAAGATGTCAATTTCGTGGGGGGACTCGATGGATCTTGTCCGATCAATTTATGATTCGTATATCGTCATGTTGCAGCAGCGCTGGCTAATCAAAGAAGTAGAGATGGAACACCTTTTCAACTTGGGTATATTGCCAACGAGTGATGAAGATCTTCTCATGGGAAATTTTTGTTATTCTACCCAGGCTAAATTAAAGGTGTTATCGACGCTCACTGAAGAAGCTCTGAAGCAAGTTGAGGATGAAGCATTAGATCCTTATGACGTGTTAAAGAATATACGTTTCCATAAATCCGGTCGATCGCCAGTCGTGAGAAAAGTAAGATACACTGGCCCTATTGAAAAATTGAAAATAACCGTTAGCCAGATAAACGCAGGGAGAGCAATCCGTGGACGCAAGGCCGCGTTGATCACAAGGCCGTTGCACTTTAGTGAAAGAATGAGCGTAAAGAACAGATTTGTCAAACTCATCATGGGACCGGATATCGAATTACCATCGCCACTTGAGAAGTATTTGAAATACATGCCAGACAACCCCAAGGTACATATTAATCTCACAAAACCGAGATTCTCGGACTTTAAACCGTGCATGATGGGCGGGTCCGTACGAATCGAGAACGAAATAGAATACAAACTAGTATTCCAGAAGAGAGTAAGTGGCGTCGATTTCAAAAGGAAGCTAACCGAGCCAGAAGAAAGGTTAGTCGGGGCAACATATGAGGTGTTGCGAGCATCGTACATGCATGATAATACTCGGAAAGAGAAATGCGGGCTATCATATAAGTCTCCCTCAGGAAAACCGCAAGTAAGATTCTCAAACGGGGAGCCTTTGAGTCAGACATACAGCTTTTCTTTCTCAGTCGACGTGCCAGAATCCCACAATATGCCGTTGTTGTTTACTTGCAACGGCATAGCCTACCCGACCTTTAAATGTACGCACATAGGAGGGCATGTGCTAAATCTGGCGGAGAGAGAGAAGTCAGTTGTGTGTTTTGGCTACAGCACACACGGCGATGAAATCACGCTGTTCTATCAACGATTAAAACATCGGGTTTCGTCCCATACGATGAGTTATACGGATGAGAAGCTGATAAGAATCACATCCAATGGCGTTCCGATAATATGTAATGTCGCAAAGGATCTTACGCCGATATCACTAGATCAATTACAGATAGAGTACAACACTGGTATAAACCAGAATTATGGTGGAGACCCAGTAGCTGTGTTGAACTACGGCAATTACTTTAATACGCGAAATAGAAGTGCGACCATCACGATGAAAAGATTGCTTAACAGGTTGGGTAGTGATATACCGCATCAAGCTGAAAGATACAAGCCGCAATACCCATACTTTCCTGAAACAGTATTTGAATTTCCAATGGCAAAAAACAACCTATTCATAGGTAATAAAAGCATATGTAAGCTAAAACTCACGTGGTGCGCTAATCCAGAATTTAAACAACAGATTTCGTTGGCGACGACCGAACCAGTAATCGTACCCTTGCAAACCTCCGGCGACGAATATGAACCTCTG